TAGTTTGTGTTAGCGCTTGAAGATTTCCGCGAATGCGTTGCGGGTTTTTGCGTTGTCGAAAAGTGTGTTGCCGTTGTTGAATGCTGTGCGGATGGTCTGCACTAGTTTGTCATTGTAGCGTATCAGGGTTTTACCTTCAGCCATTTTCTCAGTCAACATGGTGAAGATGATTTCCTGTTTCGGCCGTCTGCCTTGAATATAGAACTTACGGTTTACCCCGTCAAGCCACACACTAAACATGCCGTGTTTCGTTTCCACGGTGTACACGTATTTGGCGGCGGCGGTTTTGAGTTGCAACAGGTGGTCATGGTTATCAGCGAATTCAGAGCCCACGGCGTAATCGGCGTACTCACTGCCAGCGATGAACTGACCGAACGCGGTTTTGTACACGCCTTTTGAGAATTCAGCAGAATTAGCGAAGTGGCAGACAATGTAATCGACCGTCTGCCCTCGCACGACTACGCGGCGGCGCTTCACGAATTCCCCCTCCTGATCCGGTTTGATATCCCAGGCCAGAAAGTAAGGGTTCATCATTGACACGGCGTTGGCCAGGAAGAATACCCGCGTCTTGTCTTTCCACCGATCAACGGTGGAATAGAAATTCAGAAACGCTTCATCTTCTTTCGGGAGGTAATGCGTTGCTCCCTTTTCAATAATGAATTCGTCAAACAGAATCCACCTTACGCCATGATAGGAAACACCCTTACGAGACTGCGCGGTGGAGAGGGCAACAAAGAATCCAATGACCTGCCATTCACGGCCTTTCACGTCGCGTGAATCGGCGGGTGCCATTTCCGCCGCGTAACCGTTGATCCTAAAATCCCATTCCGGGAATTCCTCGGAAATGTCAGCGAAGAAAGCGTCTTTGGAGACTTTCAATTCATCCTTGTAGCGGCGCAAATAAACAAACTGTTCACCGTTTTTAATAGCACGGCTGATAACAAGTTTCTTAGCACCGAATGTTTTACCCAAACCACGGGCACCAATAATTACATTGTAGTAAGAATTGAATGACATGACTTTTGAATAGTCATAATAATCAAGCGTCTCTTGCTTAGTGAGTCCCATGACGTGTGGCGTCCTAACTAGATAATGACGCCGTGTGCGCGTAGCACGGGGAGCGGGTCAATTGGATTTCCGTAGGGTGGTGCCCACGGATCATTTATCGCACCATTGTAACATTCGAGGTGCAAATGCCTTCCCGTCACATTCCCCGTAGCACCCTCCACTCCCAGGACAGTCCCCGCCGCCACAGTCTGGCCCACGGTCACAGCGGGTGCGTTCGCCATGTGGAAGAAACTGAACGTGTACTTCCCATCCGTCGTGTGGCCCTTCACATAGTTACCCGCCGTCCCCTTATCAGGGTTCGACGTGGAGTAGGCGCGGGCCACGGTAATCACCAAATCACAGGGTGCCAGGATGTTCCCCGCCGCGCCACTGTTAGCCAGGTCACTGCCGAAATGGAAGCCACCGTTAATATCCGCCGTCCCCGCCGGGGTGCTGCGCGGCCCGTACGGCGACGTGAGCGTGGCACCGGGGAGCGGGTGCACCCATGCGCCCGTGCCCGCTGGTGGGGCTGGCTGGACGGGTGTGGGCGGTGTGGCGGGTGTGCGCCCGATCCAGTGCCCGCGCCCGTCCGGGAGATATGTCACAACCTCATTGTCTTGGAAGCGGACGTGCAGCTGATCCCCCACGAGTGTGATGTACCGCACGTTGCCGTTAGGTTTCGTGGCCGGCGGTTCCGGGGCCGGGTCAACGCCGGTCAAATCCGACACAGACACGAGGTCATAAACGGTCCGGTACCGTGCGCCGTACTGCCCCAACACAGAGTCTGTCAGGGTGGCCGCGTGGATCTGATCCAGGGTTGCCGTGGTGGAGATGGTGCCGACGACGCGGAGCGCCGACGCCGGCGACTGGTGATGCATCGCAAAGAAATAAATCACGGTCGCCGTGTTCGCGTCCGGATCAAAACCATACGACACAGCAACAGCCTTGTACGCGTCCATGTCCGTTGTCAGTGTCGCATTCTGAATTGCCTGATTGCGGGTCAGGACACCGGCCAGGGAATCACCTTCCGCGCGGGTGAGATAGCGCGTGTTCCAAAACGCGTCAGATGATGCGATGCCGATCAGCTGGGAGTTGAGTGATTCGGCTACGCCGTACCACGCGCCAGGGTTCCCCGTCCGCATGCTGTTGAGCAGGGCGGCGGCGCGGGTACCAAACCACTGCGCAACACCCACCGTAATCGGATCATTATAATTGATCGCACCATAATTCAGATCAGACTCAACAGTCCCAATCACCTTTACCGCAAGCTTTTTAGCTGTGTCGTCGTAAGTCATGGCCCAACGTTATCAGGGCATAGCAAAAGCCCCGCACAATGTGCGGGGCCTTTGATTGCTATCAGTGTATGCGGGTAACAGTAAACTTGGGGATAGGTGCCACGGTGAACTTCGGGGCAGGTGGTGTGGGGGCGGGTGCTACCCAGTAATCATTCTGCGGGTTGTACTTTCTCAGCATGCGGAGTCGGTTGTTGGCGGCTTGGATGGTTTCGAGGTGTGATTCGACGGTGACGGCGTTCCCAGTCGATTCGATGATGCGTACCATTTTGTTCCCCTAAGTCTGTGGCGTTCTGTAATTATTATTGCATACGACGTAGGCCGCACGCAATACGTGCGGCCTACGATTCTTACGCGTGAAATCCCCTGTTGTGGGTCACAACCCCATGACGCCGAAAATCCAGATGTTGCCGAGCGGGTAGGTGGTGGTGTTGATGGTGGTCGGGTCGAGGCCTACGCTCTTTGCTGCGCCGTGGGTGAGGTAGAAACGCATGTTGGTGTTGGGGGTGGTGACGTACGCGCCCGTGTGGTCACGCACCCCGATTTCAATGAACGTGGAGCCGGTGGGGGATGCGTCCGGGGAAACGCTGTACTGGTACTGCCCGCCACGCGGGGTAATGGACACGGCGTACGTCATGTCGGACGCGATGGCCTTGTGTTCGAGGTGGATTTTCCCGCCACTGAACCAGATGTTGGAGAACTCCCCCGAATCGGACACCCAGGTTGCGCCGTCGTAGGACACGTAGTCCGCCACTGGCGGCATGTTCCGGCTCATTTTGATATCCGCGTACGCCGGCGTGACGGATGCTCCCATGGTGAAGCCTGCCCGCCCCAGGGTTTCATCCGGGACCGCCACGAGTGAGACGGTCATGTTGGCCCCGAGTGATCCGTAGTTGATACGGATTTTCCCGGAGTCGGTCACAACACTGTCGATGTGTACGGGCCGGTGGGTGGATGATTCGGTGAGTGGTTGCCAGTACCCGGACCCTGCGCCGTCGTTGCGGAGTACCCCGGCTACCCACCCGTAGCGGTGGCCGTCGTTGGCGGCGAGCCCGTCGGTGTACAGCGCATCCAGGGCCTTCCGTACGTCGCTGTCAGGGTCGAGGATCAGTCCCTTAATGGCGGCGTCATTCACGGAGTACAGCGCATCCAGCGCCGCACGGATAGCCGACGCCGGGGTATTGACCAGTCCGGCAACGGCGGAATCATTCAGCGCCTGTAGCTCACCCTCAATACCCGCAATGAAGTCGAGAAACTTGGTTTCCCAGTTGATGGCTACGTCGTTGACGTCGTTGAACAGCTTTCCCAGTGCGCCGTTGAATTCATCCGGCAACGTGGTCTGCATGTATTCGGACAGGCGCATCAGGATTTCCTGATACGTGCTACCGGTCCGGTACGTGAAGCCGGTGATGTTGGAGATGGGGTCTAGCCTGTTAGGCAAACCAAGGGGAGTAATAGTCATAACCGTATCCGTTTCTGTTAGTGGTGTAATCGTCGCCGTTGCCCCAAAGGCCCATGAACAATTCATCCAGTTCGTTGATGATCATCATATCCACGTTCACGAACGTGGCGCGGAGTTGGAAGATCACCGCCGCCGCGTTGCCTTGGAAGCCTGAGACGCCGCCCTCACTCTTGGTGGTTTGGGTGTTGGTGCCGGTGTTGTCCGTTGATCCCGTGGCCGTTGACGTGCCGATGGTATCCCCGGAACTGGTGGCGTAGTCGCCGGTGTCGGATAATAGTTCCTGGGGGTGGTCGGAGTTGACGGCACGCGATTTCGCCCCCGATGCTGAATCGGTTTTGGATGTCGCCGCGCTCGTGGCGGTTGAGTCCTGCTCGCCAACGTTTTTCATGTCAATTGTTTTGAGCGGGTCAAACTTAATCCGTGAAGCCTCATAATGCTGGTTGTATAGCGGCATGATGTTGTTCATGCGTACCCGCAACTGGTGAATAAACAGCGAATGCGTTTCATGTCCGATTTCGCGGTTCCAAAAATGGTCAATGATCTTCCTGTTGAGCGCGGGCCGGTAGCCTTCATCAAACAAAGGGTATTCATTCAAACCAATGTCCGGGTAAAGCTCCAACACGTCTTTCAGGTAACTGGTGTACGTTGCCATTTATGCGGCGTCCTCTCCTGCATCAGTGGCGGGCACCGGCTCGGGTTCCGGTTCCTTAAAGTAATCCACCGTGATATTTAGACCGAACATGTCATTAATCTGCTTCGCTGCGCGTTGTCGGGAATTCAGGGCAACGTTTTTCATGGCGTCCACCTGTTCATCATTCGCGCCAACCTCCGACGACACAAGCCGCTCTTTCTTGTCTTGGTTCGCGTGGTTGATCCCCAACAGGCCCATGCATTCGTTCCATAGCCGGGTGCGGGCGGTTTGGAGGTCGGAGAGGTAGCCGGAGGGTACGCCCAAGTCCAGGACTTCAATGTCGTCCAGGTTGAGGGTGTCGGCCGCGAAGATCACACCCTGGCCTTCCTCGTGCATGCGGTTGAGGTTCGACATGGTGAGCCGCTGATTTTCTTTGGCTTTAATGACCTTGGGTTGTCTCATGTTGTCGCCGGTGATTTCGATGGTCCTATCAAACTTGGCTATCTTCATGGCGTACATTTCCACCACATCAGTCTCCGGCGTGCGGAGATAGTTCGCGTAAATCGGAACAGCCTTTTTCACGGACAATTCCAGCGGCTGACGGTTTGAGCCAATGACGGTAAAAGACGTTGGTTCATCGAACGCGTTCATGTACCCGACGTTCGCGCCCTGCGCCACAACATCCTGGCCGGTAAGTTTGTCGTGGTAGTAGACGCACATTCCCCGGTAAAAGATTTCCAATTCCAGGAAACGCGGGTTCACGGAATCGGGAAGACCCTTCCATTCAAACCGATTCATGCACATTTCAGAAATGACACGGCGAAGCATCATTTCAGTAAACGCCTGCTGATCCCTGACGGGGTTCCGCTGGCGTTTCCCCGCGTTCAAATGCGGATTATAAAAATTCGTGAGAACCAAATCAGTACGCCCCATTACAGGATCACACCTTCCAAGGGAGCATTGTCCCCTATATCAATGGTGCCGATATCGGCGGGATTCGCCCACACGGTCACACCCTTTTCAAAAATGCCCCTGATTGCCTGCTTAAACATTTCGGGGCATTCAGCCGCCGTAATGTACGTTTCACGTACTTTCCAGTACGTGAACTTTTCCATTACTTGCAGGCTGTCCGGCATTTTACCGAACCTGTTTACAGCATAACCATACCGCAACCAGTATTCACCATTCGCCGCCATAGCGGACGGCTGAATCATTTTGAGCTTCAGATCATAGCCCCATTTATACGTTGCCAGGTTGAACGCGTCCCCGCCCATCTGCCCGCTCGTGGTCGGTTGAATCAGGCGTGCGTCCTGTACTTTCGCGTTGATCCCCGCAATGGCATTCTGATAATCACCTTGCGCCGCGAAATCCCCATACGTTTTGTTGGTGTCCCGCGTGAAGCCGGACAGGTCATTTTGTGCGCGGTTTGTGCCCGCCGAAAGCGAGTTTGAAATGCCGAGACTTGAATTGCGCGCGGCAATGTCAATGCTGGCGTTGGCGAAATCCGCGCTTGAGCTAACGGCTCCTGCCGACATTCCTGCCATCATTCCACCCATGCCGCTACCTGCTCCGCCCATAGCACCCTTGGCAATGCCGGTGAGTCCGTTGATGGCGGTATGCGAGTTTTGTGCTGTGTTAGCCACAGTGTTTTGCTGGTTGGCCGCGTTGATGCCCTGTCGGTTCACGCTCTGTGACGTGGCGATTCCTGCCGTCGCCTGGGACGCGGAGACTTCATTGCCTTGCATGGCGCGTTGCTGTGACCAGTCCGCGCTCTGGTGCTGATAGGGGATGCTGTGGGCGTTGGACGCCATGAAGCCCATGTAGCCGTTGTTCACGAGGGAGAAGGTGGGGAAGTTGAAAATGCCGGTAGCGAAGTCGTAGAATTCGCCGCCGTCATTGAACACCCCGTACGCGTCCGTTACGGGGTCCACGCCGGGTGATGCCGCGTTGTACCGGTACGGGTAGAACAGGAGCCGCGGGCCGGGTTCCGCGAAGTGCGGAACCTCCACCACGGATGCATGCGGGTCATTCCAGGACTCGGGTTTGATGACAAGTGGGGTGCCCGTGTACGCCGTCATCTCGATTGCGCAATACGGGTACGTGAGGAACTTTTTCAAATGGGAGTAGCGCCCCTCATGGCCCAGCACAACGTCGTTGCGCCAGTTGGTTGCCATTTGCACTTTACGGTTCGACAATGATCCCGCGTTGACTGAACGCATGTTTACGCCTGCAATGGTTACGGGGCTGGTGTTCATTTGGTAGAAGTCAATGGACGGGATAGCCGCAATACGGATCACCCCCTGAGTAATCCACGGCTTATCGGAGAACGCGGTCAGGAATGCTCGGAAGTCGTTAAGCGTGTCGAAAATGTAGGTTTCAGCACCGTTGGGAAGATTCTCCAACAATGAACCGTCGGAAGAATTCAGTTTCGGATCAGACAACGTGCCGGGGTCAACATCCAGCTTCACGGTGGAAGTCACCATGATGCTGTAGGCGTTGGTGTCTGCTGAGACGTTGCGGGCTGTTGCCAGGGTCGTGGACCACTGGTCGATGATCTGATATTCGCCGCCGACGTCCAGGCCTTCGGGGATGGTCAGGAATTCGCGCCCGAAGTCGTTGAACTGGTTCTCGTTCGCAATGCCGATGTGGCCGCGCTCGATATAGCAGTTCCCAAAACTGATGCCGTAGCCGAATGTTTGGAACACGTCAAGTTGAACCATGAACCGTGTGGTGTTGGGGTTGACGTATTCGGGTGCGCCGATGAAGTAGTAGAACGCCCGGTCAACGTCGCCGTCGATGGGTTGGGCTGGGTTGAATGCGCGGAGGTAGTTGTATTCCTGCGCGACGTTGAAGGGGATATTCAGGGCGATGGGTTGCCCGAATCGGGCGTAGGTGGCGTTTTGGATGGTTATTTGCGGGCCGGAATCATTCAACAGCCAGTCATCCAGGGCGGCGGGGGTGTCGAAGCGGACGACGTCGCGGTAGTCGGAATTCCAGGGCACCGTGTGCAAGCTAATCCGGGTGCGGGCACCCCACAAAGAGTAGTTGAAGTCGAGGCCGTGGGTGCGTGTTTGTGGTAGTTCTTCTATGGCGTTCATAGGGCCAACCTTACAGTCTGTTTAGCGGGAGGTTTTTCATAGCCTACCCTGTATTTCAAATTGCCCGCCGGGGCTCCCGGCTGACTGTCGGGGCTCTCGACAAAGGAAAAGGCCCTCACCATAAGGTGAGGGCCTTCGCGTTCCGGTTAGAACGGGTACGACTTGAATGCGTCGTTGTCGGTAACCATTTCTACAACATAGTTCATGCTGTTCCAGGTGCCGTTAGCGGCTTGCCAGTTGAAGCCGTCGCAACGTTCCTGCGCCTCTTCTTCCGTGGGGTAGCCGAATGTGGCGTTGGTGTTGGTAGTGGTTTCTTTGACAATGAACATTTTGTTCCCCTTATGCTGTGGCGTTCCTGCGTTCTGTAATTATTATTGCATGATGCGTGAACGGACGCAAGCCTTTACACAAAGAATCCCCTAACACGTTTAAGAGCGTGTTAGGGGATTCTTTGTCAGGAGCGCCACAGCCCCGGAACTAGCCCATCATGGGGATTGAACTAGTTCACAGTGACAGTGTACACGGGATCGCCGGGTGCACTGTTCGCCGTGACGGTGAACACGTCACCAGCCTCATTGAGCTCAATGAGAACGTCGCCGGTGTCGGGGCCGGCCACAACGATTTCATCCAGGGTGGTCGTGCCACCCGGAACAATAACGGTGTAGGCGGTGGTGCCGGGTGCGAACGCCGGGCTGACCGCGACGCCCTCAACCGTGATACCCGTGACCGCCTGCGACGCGTCACCGGCAATCGGCCAGGATACGGTGGAGTCGCCGGAGACGGTGAGCGTCTTGACGGCGGACTTGACGCCGTCCTTCTGCAAGCCCTTAGGGTCAGTCCAGGTAGCAATAGCCTGCACGCTGAGCGACGTTGCGCCTTCGTCGCCGCCGACGTGCAGAACACCCGTCATGCTGATCCACGTACGCTGCGAAGTGTTGCCGGTCAGGGTGTAGCGTACGGCGTTGTTATCGCCGCCGGCCGGGGTGGTGGTGGCCTCAGCGTACAGCGAGTAGAGTTCGCCGCGCTGTACGTCGGTCACGGCGTCACCGGCGCGGTTGGTTACGGCAACGGCGGTCACGGAGGTGACGGGGGTCTGAATCACGGGCTGGTCGTCTCCCCGGTGGCTGGTGAACATGACAGCCGGAACAAACCGGCTCGCGGAAATGAGGCCGTGGTGGTGAAGCCACGTGTTCGTGTGGAGCGCTGACGGGTTCCACAGCGTTTCGGTGCGGAACACCGTATCGGCCACGACAAAGAAATCCTTCGTCGTAAGAATGGCCTGGCACCCGTCGATCCCGAATCGTTCCTGGGGAATGGTGACGGTTCGCTCGTTGATCCGTGCCTTGTCGATGTTGAACGCACCGGCCAGGGCTTCCACGTCGATGGCGGCTGCGAATTCCGGTGACTGGAACAGGTACAGGTCATCCGGGTTCGCGTGGGACATCATGCCCGCCGCGTTGTACTTGGTGGACAGGAACGGCAGCGTCTCGGTCACGGCGCGGATGGTGCGGAGCGCACGTCGCGCGTCCGTCCCGTCGGAATCCATGTCGATCACGTCGGGGATCTGGACCTTGTAGAATCCGCCGTTGGCCTCATACTCAGCGAAAAGCTGGGTCATGAGTAGGAATTCGTCCAGGTTGTCGGACGTGGCCGGTGCGGCCATTTCAGCCGCAATGAGCGACTGCAAACCGTTCGGGGTGTCGAACGCCGGACCTGTCAGGACGTTGTTGATGGTGATCTTGTACTTGTCGCGCCGGTTGGTGCGGTGGAAGTTGTTCTCAACATAGACCTTCGAGGTGCCGAAAAGTTCCTTTTCGAGCTCTTCCCGGTCGGGATCGTACGTGGTGGCCTTGATGATGCCGACGGCGATTTCCTCGATGGTGTCACCACGGGTGAGCATGCCGCGCTTGAACGGGGCCATGGGGTTGGTCCACGAGGTGTTGCGGATGATCTGCAGACCCACCTTGTTGATCAGCAGGGAATGGAACTCATTTGCCTGGGGCTGGTAGGTGTCCAGGGCCTTGATGGTCGCCTGAATCTTGCCCTTTGTCGCGGCCGGAATGCGGTCCTGATAATCCGGGGAAGCATTCTTTCGAATGTAGTTGAGCATCTGCCAATTCTCAGTTGGCTTGAGGGGCCTTACGTCGAGTGCCATTATGAAATTGTTTCCTTTACCTAGTTACCGAAAATGTCGTCATCGTCGGGCTCAATGTCGCCGGAATCGACGTCGTCATCTTCCCCAGCCGGTTTCGGCGCGGGTGTTGCCTGTAGCATATCCCAATTTGCCGCCTTTAGTTTGATCGCCTCAGCTTCCCTTTCAGCAATTGTCTGCTGCGCGGCGGTAATGCGTGATTCGCGTTCCGCGACGGCGGCGTTGGACAGGTCTAAATCCCTGTCATATTCCGCCGCGATATCCGTGGTGAAATTCTCGGGCAGGAGGGCCGTCTGTTCCGGCGTGAGTGAGGCCAGGAGGTCATGAATACGTGCCATGGTTGTGTACTCCTAAAGTATGTGGTTAAGGCGAAACACTCCCCCATCCAGGGGACGGGGGAGTGTTTCTATTCGGGCTGACAGGAAAATGGTTTGTAGTGTGCTAACACCACCCTACCGTGCGCCGGTTTCAGCCGGAGCTATCGCACGGTGGACAAAACATTTTCAACCGGTAAGCCACGTTCCTATTTATGTGGCGGCGGTAGCTTCCGCCATTCTGTGAAGTGTTGAGCGGGCGTTATTCACTAATGATTCGTTTAAGTCTGAGAGAAAGAAACCCTAGACCCCGCCGGGGTTCCCGGCTTAGTGTTTGTGCTTGGCGAGGTAATCCTCAGCGGCTTCACGGAGCATCGCCGGAACATCCTTACGCAGATCCCACTTCAGGTCGGTGAATGCTGCGAAGAATTCCGGCGTGACGGTGGCGGAAAGCTGCTTTCCCTTACGCTCACCAGCGGCGGGTGCGGCAACGACGGGTGCCGGTGCAGTGTCGGCGGGAACTTCTGCGACGGGGGCGTTCGGGGAGGAGGTCTTTTCGATGGCCATTGTGGCGATATCCTTTTCAATTTGTTGTGGCGGTCTTTCCGCGTACAAAGAATTTATCACATGAGGTTAGGCATTGTAAAACCAACATCCTGCAAAACCACGCCGCCCGGAACACGGGTAGGGACAAGCTTCCCCGCAAACCGGCGTCCGCCCGTGAAGTCATCGAACGTCAGTTGATCACCGATTTTTACGGGCAGGCCTGCAATGTGGGTGACGTGGAAGCATGCCGCGTGATTCCAGTTCACGCAATCCTCTGCGCTGTGGTCTCCGGGTTCGCAGGAGACGTGGTTGGCGTTCCGGCATTCCTCCGCGTTGTGGCCCGCCGCGTTACGTGCGCTTTTGAGAGGGGAGTAGAGCCGTTCCGTGTACGTCTTGGCCCGAACGAACAAGGCGGACTCGAACGCATATTCTTTCTTCCACGCGCCCAGCTTGTCGGGGTCAACGTCCAGCGTGGCGGGGTCATCTGTTAACAGGAGGTGCAAGCTGTCGGTGTCGGCGTAGGCGAACACGTCGTAATGCTGCTGTGCCGCC